ATTGAAGCCCCATCCGTTCGTGTCCACGGTTTCGCCACCGATGTACTTCACCAGTGCCGCCGGGTCGCAGTCCATGAGGGAGAAAGTAACCTTGGGTATCTTCTTCGACTTCTTGCGCACTTCCGGGGCTGATTTGCCTTCCTCATAGTGTTCGGTTACATCGGCTGCATCTTGTGCAATTTTGCACGAATCCTTGTAAACCTTACCAATCTTGACAAGCTCCGTTGGCATCGTGCCGTTGATGGCTGCCGTGCCGACCGAAATCTTGGCAAGTCCAATGGTAATTATAGATGTATTTGCCATAACTTCTAATCTGTTTGAATGTTCCACGATATGCGGATGTTCACATAATGTTGCTTTATCTCACTTTCATTCAATACCGTTTGGGAATCAATGGTGAACTTCAAGCCCGGAACAACCGCCTTTCTTAACTCTGATACCACCTTTTGGGTGATTGACTTCATACGTTGGCGACACGCCTTGTATTGTGATTTTCCCTTGATGTGCCGTGGCTTGTCGGGGACATAGACATTCACGTTGGATGTTCCGAGTTGTGGAAGGTAGTCTTGTGAAAGGTCAATACTATTCACGACTATATCTTCACACACCGAATCATCCGGGCGGTCATCGCCAACATACACTTCACCATTGATGAAGCCAGTTATTGAAGGGACATTGAGCAATCCATATATGATTGCGTCCAAGTCGAATGTCTGTTTCATTACTCAACCGCTGCTTTAACGTTAGAAATCAATTCCGAAAGCATTCTTGGCAATTCTCGTTGCGCAAGGCGTTCGGCGGATGCAATGACGTTCTTTCCTTTGGATTCAACGTACACGGCATAATTCATTCCGGCTACCACGACAAGGGACAAGCCCTTTGTTTCGCTTCCTACCTTGTCGGCAAGTGTCTTGCCAACCTTCATGCCTTTTGCCGCCGCTCCGCTTGCAGCTCCGCTTGCAGCTTCAAATGCAGTGTGTATCGCAACACCATCCTTGTACACGGAATAACCGCTTGACGATAGCAATGCGCCAGTCTGCATCATGTAGCCCTTGTTAAGGCGCATTTCGGTTACGCACTTTTCGCCAAGTTCTTGCAATACCTCAATTTGCAGTTTTTCGATTTCGTCAAGAAACGCATCAAATCGGTGTCGCATTTCATCCCGGTTGAATGATGATGTTATACCCATAGCCTTGAATGTAATTGCGCTGCATCGAACTTCAAGCACACACCCTTGATGCGGATGTCTGTGCCTTCCGGGTCATTGGCGACAACAACGGGCGTACCTTCTGCCACTTTTGGGGCGGTCTTGGGTAACTGAATCAACGATGTAACTTTGTGGAACTTGCCACCACCAACGTTGATTTCCGTTCCCCTTCCATCGGCTTCTTCACGACACCGGGAAAGATACACCAAATGTTCTTCGGTGTCATCCGTCCATGCGCCGCTTTCATCCTTTGTGGCTTCACCGCCGACAACGGCAAACAAGTAGTGCTTGTATTGTTCAATCTTCGCCATAATCACCAGTAGTTAGAACGATTGCGTACCTTTGGGCGACCGACAAGCACGTTTTCAACGCCCAATTCGTTGCAAAGGGCGTTGTAATACATCTTTACGGCTTCCATGTTCCATGACAAGGAATAGCCGCCTTCTGTTACGTTCTGCATTGTTGCACCCAGTACAACGGACATACGCTTGTAGATTGCCATGTCGCAAGCCTTTGTGTCGGCTTTGGCATCGGCATCAATGTCGCTTTTCAAGATGATGATGTCAATATCATCTTCCGTCACGTTCAACCCTTTGAGGGATGCAACCAAATAGTCTTTGTTCGTCTTAATCGCCATAATACTTTCAGTTGTTACCCGTCCGGGGTGGCGTTCCGAAGCCTTTAATCCAAGCCGCCACCCCATCGGGGATGTTGTCAATTCTTATTCCAAGTCGTTGAGTTGATCTGCATCAACACCGAACGACCCGAAAGATTCCATGCCGGGAAAAGGTTTGCCGTGCCGATGGTTACTT